AGCCCTCTTAACAAAGAGGAGTAAAAGTTGCAATTTCTATTAATTAAACAAATACTAAAACCTATCATTACTAGATGTGGTACCTTATTAGGCGCATATCTTGCGGGTATAGGTATAGCTAGCGCGCAAGTCGATAGTATAATCATTGGAATAACAGTCGCAAGCGGCGTTGGCATCGACCTCCTTTCAAGGAGGTATGTAAAATGATTAAACAAACAATAATGCATGCAATAGCAGGCATAATATTAGGAATTGCATTATTTGCTCCATTTATGGGGGTAATATAATGGGATTTTTTAGTTCAATCGGCGGTTTGCTTGGAGGGTTAACACCCATAGGAGCAATCGGCGGCGCTTTATTAGGCGGAGCATTAGACGGCCAAAAAGCAAAAAAAGCGCAACAAGCGCAAATAGCTGAACAAAACCGTATTGCAACAATAGCGGCAGAAAACGCAAGTCGACCAGTTACCACAACACAAAAAGTAGATTTTGAAGGAACTATCAAAGATGCAACAAATGCAGGCTTTAATCCATTAACAGCTCTACGTGCAACAGGTGGTAACATAACAAGTACAACAACAAGATATGTAGCCCCCCTACTATCTTCAATGCCTTCAAGAAACTTTACCGATATAATGTCAGATGCATTTAGCGGATATCAAAGTTTTCAAAAAGGTCGTACTCAAAAAATGCAGTTGGGATTAGAAACAAATCTTTTAAAATCACAAATTGGATTAAATTTAAAACAAATTGGTGAAAAAATACGAGGTCGAGACGAACAACCATTATTTATAACAGCATATGACCCAACAGGAAAATTAGCTGATTTTTTAATGCCAAATCCTGAGTTGTTTGAAATGTCATTTAGTGAATTTACTTCTTCATTAGGAGTTATGGCAACAAGTTTTGCGGCACAAAACAATATAACTATGGCTGAAGCAGAGGATATATTAACGTCTATGTATGAAAATAGACAGAATAATATTGCATTAAAACAACCAAAAACAAATTTAATTCAAATAAAACCTGAAGTATCATCTTCATCAAGTGTATTTGACAGAACTATGCATGGATTAAATACAGGACAATGGTTTTTTCCTGAAAAAAATACAACTACAAAACCCAATTACAACGAACGAATTAGAGGTACCTCTATGAAAGCGCTTGGATATTGAAAAAGAAAAAACCATGTAAATGCAAGAATTGCCGAAAGCAATATAAACTAAAAAGGAAAGTTAAAAAATGAATGGAATGAATCAAAATAATCTTTTGACGACACCGTTGACGCCAAAGCGATCAACAAGGATTGATCAAAAGACAGTAATTACATCAGGCAACGCGGGCAAAATTATACCTGTGGCATGTATACCACTACTTCGCGAAGACGGTGTAAAGCGATCAAGAATGCAAATCGCTGTGGAAATGATGGAAACTGCTGAAACGTTATTTAACGGCGTAAACGTGACTGTAAATGCACACTTAGTACCTAAGTTAGCATTTGATCGTTTTAATGGAATGGACGATTTAAACAGGTCATACCAAGGCGTACCACGTGAGGACGGAGAAACTCCGATTCCATTTATTGAAACACATACATTCAGCCAAGCTGATAATGAGTTTTATAAAACCTTAGGTATGCACGCACAAGGTTCAGCAACAGTAAACCGAGATTACATCGAGGCATATAACACTGTTGTAAACTTTAGACGCAAAGAGCGTTCATCAAGTTTATCAATGCGAACAATGACGGATACGTCATTAGCACAAGCATTCTGGAACCACACCACAATGGCACATATTGTACCTGATTTCGATCAGGCAATTATTGATGGCGAAGTTGCATTAAATGTTACTAATTCTAATTTATCATTACATTCAAAAGGCACTTATGCTCCTGAAGGTGGATGGTTAGCTCCAATGGGACCATCATCTGGTGTTTCAGGTTCATATCCTGATTACGATTGGGGTAGTGCAATATGGGCTGAAATGTCAGATAACGGCATTACAGTATCATTATCAAATATTGAACTAGCTAAGAAAACACAAGCTTTTGCCAAAGCAAGAAGTTTGTATCAAGGTCATGATGATGATTTCATAATTGACACTTTGATGTCTGGTATCAGAATCCCTGATCAAGCAATGAAACAACCAATATTATTAGCACAACAACGTACGCAAATGGGTTACCAACAACGCTTTGCTTCAGACGCGGCAAATCTTGACGAGTCTGTAACAGTTGGTGGTGCATTGGTTGATATAACAATGAGAACACCAGCTATTAATACAGGTGGTGTCATTGTTATCACTGCTGAAATAACACCAGAGCAGTTATTTGAGCGTCAAAAAGATCATTATTTACATAATACATCAGTAGATAATTATCCTGAGTTTACAAAAAATGAGCTTGATCCAGAAAAGGTTTCTGTCGTCACCAATTCACATATTGATATCGACCATTCTGATCCAGATGGTGTATTTGGATATGCACCACTAAATCATGAATACATGCGAAGCGCGCCAAATATTGGCGGTAAATATTATCGACCAGAAGTTGATGCGTCATTTGATGAGGACAGACAAAAAATCTGGGCAAACGAAACAGTTGACCCAGAATTAACAGAGGATTTTTATCTCTGTAATAATGTTCATCACAAAGTATTTGCTGATAGCACATCTGATGCATTTGAAATTACTGCACGCGGTACTTTTGAAATCACAGGAAATACAGTATTCGGCGGAGCTCTGAAAGAAGCAACCGACGATTATGAACAAGTAATGGCTGATGTTGATCAAACTAGATTAACAAAAGCATAAAAGACCCCTCCCCTGCCCCGCGAAAGCGGGGCAAATTAACAAAATAGGAAAAAAATATGAAACGTTATCAAATTCAAGCCCTCGATGGGTGGAACAAATTAAAGTTAAACGAAACTTTAGAATTTGTTGTCAAAGGCAATAGCCGAACCATACGTGTTGAATTTAATACAAGCGAAAAGGTAGCCTTGTATGGATCAACCACAAAAGATTTCGCAGACGAAAAACTTTTAGTTAGCGATGAAGGACTCTTCACGCTGATAACATCAATCTCAAGTACACTTTATGTAAGGGCAGTCTCAAAGGATAAGAGTGCATCTATAACTTACAAAAATCGTGCGTCAGATCACATTGTGCAAAAAATGTCTGACGTTAAGTTTACTGGTCTTGAGATGCGTAGAACTCGTAATCCAGAAATGGAACGATTAATGCATATGGTAAAAACAGCACAATCAGAAAGAGAACAAATTCTCTTATCTGAAATTGCAAAGGTAAAAGCGCAAAATGAAGAGGTTATTGAAGATAATGCAAAAACTTTCCCAGAGCTTAAAGCAGGAAATGCACCATCTATGCCTCCAAGCGGGATATCAGAAGACAACG